CGCCCCTACGGCTTCGCGAGAGATATTCGGCTGATGGCCCTCGCCTACGCGCCGCTGCCCAATCCGCTGACGCTGGTCACGCCGCGCAAGCGAGTCCTCAAGCCGTTCACGCTGCCGCACTTTCGTGGTTGGGCCGCTGATCTGATCCTCGACACGGGTGAGAGCTGGCACCCGGAGCACTTCCAGGAGTGGATGCTCGACGATCTGTTCTCCGGGATCGCTGAATGCTGGTTCGAGGTTCCCGAAGGCAACACCAAGACCACGACGTTCGCCGGAGTGGCGCTCTACCACTCCGAATTCCGCCCTTTTGCGGTCGTCCCGGTCGCCGCGGCGAGTCGTGAGCAGGCCGAGATCCTGTATCGGCAGGCCGAGGGCTTCGTCCTCCGCTCCGAGATGCTCCACAGGCCCGCGCACTCGGCCATCGCGGCGGCGAAGGGCAAGCGGAAGACCGACGTACCCCGGTTCCTGTGCCTCGAGGGCTACCGGAGGATCAACCACCACGCCGGCGGGCGCATCCAGGTGTTCGCAGCCGACGACCGGACCGGCGACGGCATCATCCCGACCCTCGGACTGATCGACGAGCCGCATCGGCTGCCCAACCTCTCGCTCTACCGGACTTGGACCGGCAAGCTTCAGAAGCGCGACGGGCAGATCGCCGCCATCTCGACTTCCGGCGAGCCCGGCTCGGACTTCGAACAGACGCTCCAGCGCATCCGCGAGCAGGCCACAGAGGTCACGCGCAAGGGCTCGTTCACGCGTTACGCCGCGAAACGCCTCGTCCTGCACGAATGGGCGCTCGCCCCAGGGGCCGATCCCGAGGACATGAAGGCGGTCAAGGCCGCGAACCCGTTCAGCGGGATCACCGTCAAGATGCTGGCCGAGAAGTACAAGTCGCCGACGATGACGCGCCATCACTGGCTCAGGTTTGTCTGCAACCGACCAACCCGTGACCTCGACTCGTGGCTCGGGGCGAACGGCGAGGCGTTGTGGCTCGCGCTGAAGGATCCATGGGACTTCGAGGATCACGCTCCGACGTGGGTCGGGGTCGATGTGGGCTTGAAGCGTGACTCCACCGCGGTGGTAGCGGTGCAGAAACGCGAGGACGGGCGGCTCCACGCCACCTGCAAGCTCTGGCTGCCCAAGCCCGACGAGCCGGTCGACGTGACGGATGTCATGGGCTACCTCCGCGACCTCTCCGACCGCTATGCAGTCCAGGCAATCAGCTTCGACCCTCGGTTCTTCGATGTGCCCGCGAAGATGCTCGAGGACGAAGGGCTGCCGGTCATCGAGATCCCGCAGTCGCTCGAACGAATGACCCCCGCCATCGGGAACCTGTACGAGCTCATCAAGAAAGGCGGGCTCACCCACGACGGCGACGAGCCCTTCGCCCAGCAGATCCTCAACGGCGTGGCTCGAGTCAACGAGCGCGGCTTCACGCTGGCGAAAGGCAAGAGCCGAGGCCGGATCGACGCCGCAGTAGCCCTCGCATTGGCAATCGACCGAGTGCATAACGAGGAGGCGGCGTCCGCGCCGATGTTCGCATGGGCCTGAGGGAGCGGATCGGCGCGTTGTTTATGGGCGAGCGCGGCATCTACGACGCGATGTGGCCCTCGACCGACTGGCCGTACAACCAGTTCACGTTCAACGGCGTGCAGTACCCGATCACGGGGATCAATCAGACCCTCACGGGCAAGCGCGAGGAGATCGACAGCCACTTCGAGGGGCTCGTCGCCGGTGCCTACCAGCGCAACGGCATCGTCTTCGCGTGCATGTTGGCCCGAGCCCTCGTCTTCTCGGAGGCGCGATTCCAGTTCCAGCGGTTCACCGGAGGTAGACCGGGTGACCTGTTCGGGACGCCGGAGCTCGACATCCTCGAGCGCCCGTGGGCCGGCGGGGTCACGGCAGACCTCCTCTCGGCGATGCTCACCGACGCCGATCTCGCAGGCACGGCGTTCATCACCCGAAGAGCGAGCCAGCTCGTGCGGATGCGCCCGACCTGGGTGTCAATCGTCCTTGGCTCCCAGCAGGATCCAGATGTGCAGGCGGGTGATCTCGACGCCGAGGTCCTCGGCTACATCTACTACCCCGGCGGGAAGTATTCGGGGCGCGATCCCGTGCCCCTTCTCCGGGACCAGGTGGCGCAGTTCCAGTTCGTCCGCGACCCCGTGGCGCAGTACCGGGGCATGTCCTGGCTGACGCCGATCATCCGCGAGATCCAAGGGGACACAGCAGCCACCACCCACAAGCTCCTGTTCTTCGAGAACGGCGCGACCCCGAACATGGTCGTCAAGATGGGCCAGCTCCCCGGCACCCCACAGGTCCAGCAGCAGGCGTTCTCCGATTGGGTCGCCGAGTTCCGCAAGGTCGAGCCCAAGGGCTGGCAGGCGTACAAGACCCTGTTCCTGTCCAACGGCGCGGATGCCACCGTGGTTGGCGCAAACCTTCGCCAGCTCGACTTCAAGACCACCCAGGGAGCCGGAGAGACGCGCATCGCCGCTGCGGCGAGAGTCCCGCCGATCATCGTCGGGCTCTCCGAAGGACTCGAGGCGGCGACGTACTCCAACTACGGGCAGGCCCGCAGGGCGTTCGCCGACCTGACGATGCGCCCGCTGTGGCGGAACGCGGCGAACTCGCTGGAGACCATCATCCGCACGCCTCCCGGCGCGAGGCTCTGGTACGACGACCGCGACATCGCCTTCCTCCGCGAAGATCAGAAGGACGCGGCGGACATCCAGCAGACCAAGATGGTCACCGTCCAGGCCGGTATCACCTCCGGCTTCAAGGCCGACGATGTGGTGAAGGCCGTCGAGGCGGGCGACATCGGTCTCTTGATCGGGAAGCACACCGGCCTCTTCTCGGTGCAGCTCCAGGCACCGGGCTCGACCAAGATGCCGGGTGGCGAGGTCCAGGGCGAGCAGCCGGTAGGAGCGGGCGCGGGTCCCGAGTCTGTAACCGTCACCAAGCCCAACGTCCCGCAACTGGCCGCGGGTCGATCGGCCGAGGTGCGCTGCACCAACTGTGACCGACTCCTCGCCGAGCGCGCCACTCCGCCGTATCGGATCTCCTGTTCTCGCTGCAAGAGCGTGACCGAAGTCCTCGAACTGATCGCCTGACATGCCCGAGGTTCGGTATGTCGGACCTTGGCAGTCCAACCACCTCTACCTCAAAGGCGATGTCGTCTATCGCAACGGGGTCAAGTACCGGGCCGCGGTCAACATCGAGACGGGTGAGGTTCCCGGAGTAGGAACCTCCTGGGTGGCACCGGAGCCACTCGAACTCGTCATCACGAGCCTCAACACTGATGGGACCATCCCCTCATCCACCGTGCAGGGTGGCGGCGGGGCACCGCAGGATCTTCCGACCCTCGATGCTCTCGGCGTTGCGACCGACGCCGAACTGGCAGCCCACGTCGCGGCTGGCAATCCCCACCCTGTCTACGCCACCGATACAGACCTCGCCAACCACGAGGCCGACACGACGAGCATCCACGGTCTCGCCAATACCGCCAACGTCGTCCTGACCAACGACTCCCGGCTCGCCGATTCGCGGACGCCGTTGTCTCACCTCCACGTCATCGGCGACAGCACCAACCTCCAGTCGAGCCTCGATAGCAAGTCAGCGACGACGCACAACCACGACGCGAGCTATGCCACCGTAGGTCACACCCACGCCGGAACCGCGATCCCGGCCGGCCTCATCGCCATGTGGGGCGGGCTCGCCGCCAATATCCCGGCGGGCTGGCTCCTGTGCGACGGGCAGAACGGGACGCCGGACCTCCGCTCGCGTTTCATCAAGGGCGCGGTCACTGATCCCGGCGCGACCGGCGGCGCGACGACCCACAGTCACACCGTCACCCAGCCGGCCGCCCATCCGCTCCTGTCCCACTCCGCGCACTCGGGAGCGACGGTCGGCAACCACGCCTTCACCCAGCCCGGAGCCCACTCGAACCACGCCGTGACGCAGGCGACGAGCCACGTGTTCACCCAGCCGGGGACCCATTCGGCGCACGTGTTCACCCAACCCGGCTCGCACTCCGCCCACGCCTTTACGCAGCCGACGATCGCGTGGCCGGCCGGCGTCCCGACGCAAGCCACCCATACGCACGACGCGCACACCCTCACGGCCTCGGGCTCGTCTGGGGCCACGCGCGTCTCGGCTCCGACGACCCACTCCGCCATCGCCGCGGCGATCTCTTGGCCAGCAGGAGTCCCAACGAACTCCGCTGGTGCTGTCGACGCGCATTCCGCGCATTCGGGAGGAGCGGTCGACGCGCATTCGGCCCACTCCGGCGGGGCCGTTGATGCACATTCAGGTACGGCGGTCGACGCCCACTCCGCGCATTCAGGTGGTGCGGTGGATGCACATTCGGTCGGGCAAGCCTCGGCCCACTCAGACCATGCCAGCCAGACCCACTCCGGGGCAGCCGTCGATACGGTCAACTCCGAACCCGCCTACTACGCCCTTTGCTTTATCCAGAAGACCTGATATTTTCCACTCGGAACTGAATACATCGGACCTCTGAGTGGCCCCTGTGCCCGTTCGATCAGTGGCCTCCGCGCATGTGCCCACAAGCGCAGCGTTGGAGGTCTTTTCTTATGTCCGAACAACTCATCCGCCGAGATCTCGAAGCCGAGCTCGTCGTCCGTGCCGCTGCTGACGGCACCGAAGAGCGGGTGATCGAGGGGATCGTCGTCCCCTACAACCAGATCGCCACCGTCCGCAGCATGGGCGAGCGCCCCATCAAGGCGGGCGTCGTGTACCGCGAGACGATGCTCCCAGGAGCCGCTCGCAGCATCGACCCTCAGCGTGTGACGGTCGAATCGACCGAGCACAAGGGCAAGCTCGTCGGTCGTGGTCTCTCCGCCGAAGACCGGCCCGAGGGCCTGCACATGGCGCTCAAGGTCGCCAAAACGCCTGCCGGCGACGAACTCCTGGAGCTCGCCCGCGAGGGCGTGCTCACCGGCATGTCCGTCGTCTTCGCGCCCGGCGAGGAGCGCATCCGCCCCGATGGCGTGGTCGAGCGCAGCGCGATCGACATCCGCCGGGTGGCTGTGCTCGAGCGCGGTGCTTACCCCGACGCCCAGGTCTCGGCGGTTCGTGCCGAGCCCGAAGTCCACCCAACCACCGAAAGGAAGACACCCGTGGCCTCAGAGACCTACACGTCCCCCGAGGAGAAGGCGACACGGCTCGCCGAGCTCAAGAAGGACCTCACGCGCCAGGGCCAGGAGACGCTCGGCGTCCGCTCGGTCGAGGCGCAGGCCCGCTGGGATGCGGATCTTGCCGAGCACGACAAGCTCACCGCCGACCTCGCGGTCATCGAGGCCACCCGCGCCCGCATCGCCTCATTGGGCGAGGACAAGATCAACAGCATCTCCGGCTCGGCACCCGCGGTCATCGTGAGCCGCGGCGTCGAGGACATCTACAACCCGGACCAGTTCTCCGGCATCGGCTACCGCAACACCGACGAGCGCGACCTGGCGATGCGCGACAACGCCATGCGCTCGCTCGAGACCAACCGCGTCCAGAACGACAAGCTCGCCGAGCTCGTCGACCACGACGTGCACAACAAGCGCGGCCTGCCCTCAGTGGCCGAGCGCCTCCTCAAGACCGGCTCGCCGGCCTACAAGCGGGCCTTCGGCAAGTACCTCGTCTCGGGCAACGAGTTCGGCTTCACCGAGGCCGAGCGCGCCGCGGTGGCGGTGGTCGGCACGACCACGACAGGCGGCTACGCCGTGCCGTACATCTTCGACCCGTCAGTCGTGCGGGTCGGCGTGTGGACGGCGCAGAACCCGTTCCGCGCGGCGTGCAAGACCGTGACCATCACCAACGGCAACAACTGGAAGGGCGTCTCGGTCGGCGCGGTCACCGCGGCCTACGCGGCAGAAGCCGCCACCGCCTCGGAGAACGGCCCGACGTGGGGCACCCTCGACTACACGGTCCGGCGCGCGCAGGCGTTCGTCACGCTCTCGATCGAGGCGCTCGAGGACCGCAGCGACTTCACCCAGGAGCTCACGCAACTCTTCGGTGAGGCGAAGGACACCCTCGAGGAGAACAAGTTCGCGGTGGGCGACGGCAACGCGCCGAACCCGCTGGGCATGTTCACCGACACCGCCTTCACCAACCAGGACACCGCCACGGACAACGTGACGGCGATCGCTGACATCCAGGTCCTCGAAGGCGCCCTGCCCCTGCGCTTCCGCAAGAACGCCGCGTTCTTCATGAACCGCTCGACCCTGCGCCAGCTCCTCGCCCTGGACACGACGTACCGGTACTTCTCGGGTGCTGGCCTCCAGTTCCCCGGCACGAACCAGCCGCAGTGGACCGCGGGTGGGAACACCGGCTTCAGCCTCCTCGGCTACCCGGTGTGGGAGGTGCCTTCGGCAGTCTCCACCCTCACCACGGACGGGGCGATCATCGTCGTGTTCTGTGACCCGTCGTTCTATCAGATCGTCGACCGGATCGGCATGAACGTCGAGGTCATCCAGAACATGCAGTCCGGCGCAACGCCGGGCTTCCCGACCGGCCAGCGCGGCGTGTACGCCTACTGGCGGAACACGGCCAAGCCGATCGCGGCTGACGCCGGCCGCTCTCTGTCGGTCCAGTAAATCCCACGACCGGGGCGGGCTCCCTCCAGACCCGCCCCGGTCCTCTCTGGAGGAACGCTCATGGCAGACGACAAGGACGCGCTGATGGCCCTCGAAGCCTTCGTCGGCAACGACGGCAAGGAGGAGCGCATCTTCCGGCAGGGCGATCCGGTACGACCTTCAGATCCCGCGGTCAAGAAGTGGCCGCACCTCTTCGGCCCGGCGAAGTTCTACAACGGCCCGCGGGCCGAGCACGCCAACCCCGGCGATAAGCGAGAGCTCTGATGCCCTACACCAACACCGCCGCTTCGACCGCGGCAGTTACAAACCGCTTCGTCGCCTCGACCAACATGAAGGTCGGGGCGTACACGGTCGCCAACGCCAGCCCGGTCTGGTCGGGCGGCTGCACGTCACCGTGACCTCGACCCAGGTCGGCGGTGTCGATGACACTCTCGGGACCGTCGTCTTCGTCGGCACTGATCTTCTCGGTCAGGCGGTCACCGAGACGCTGACCCCGGTCAACGGCTCTACCGTAACGGGGACCGCGATCTTCCGCACCGTGACGTCTGTCACCGGCGTCGGCTGGGTCATCAACACCGGCAACGACACGCTCGTCTGCGGCTGCGCCGCGGGCTCCTATGCCGCGGTCGGCTCGGGCTACCTCCACTCGGTCGTGGTGAATATGACCGCGAACGCGGCGGTGACGATCTCCGACAAGCGCGGCACGATCGCCACGCTCAAGGCGTCGATCGGCGAGGGCTCGTTCATCTACGACGTGGACTACATCGGCTATCTCAAGATCGCCACGACCTCCACGAACGACGTGACGCTCATCCATTCCGGTCAGGGCATCGTCAACTACGCGACGGCGTGATCGTCTGTGGCTGGTGCGGACATCTCACCAGCTCGGAGGCGTGCGGGTCGTGCGGGAGGAACCCATCCCTCCCCTGGTCGCAGCGCGGCCTGCCACCTCCGGGCGAAGCCGACGCACGGCGGGATGACGCCCGCCGACGGCTGGCCGAAGCGCGGCGCTCGCTCGGCCCCGACGCCACCGCCGAGAAGATCGCCGAGCTCGTCGGCGTCTCGCCGCGGACTGTCCGCAGATGGCAGGAGATGTCCGCCCCGCGGCCTAGTAACGCCGAACCGCCGATCTGAGGATTGACCCGTGACCACGGCCATCGGTGCCTACGCAACGACCGCGCTCGTCAAGGCCCGGCTCTTCACGACGGCGCAAGCCGCAGCCGACACCGCTGACGACACGCTGATCGGGACGATCTGCGACCAGACGAACCAGTTCCTTGAGGGGCCGGCGGGGATGCAGCGGGTCCTCGCCCCGATCAGCTCGGCGGCGTACCTCTTCGATGGCGACGGCTCGAACTGCCTCACCTACCTCCCCGGCATCCGGGCGGTGACCTTGCTCGAGATCGCCGACTACACGGGCGGCACCTTCGCCACCGTCGCCTCGACCGAATACTTCCTCCGCCCGCTCGCCCAGGACAGAGGCTCCCCGCAGTTCCCCGCCACACAGATCTGGCTCGGTGATCGAGGCACCTACCGCTACTTCCGATACGGCTTCGCCAATGTCCGGGTGACGATGACGACGGGCTGGGCGGCGATCCCCGACGACATCATCGACGTGGCCGTCACCACGGCAGTCCGGGCGTGGCACGCGAGGCAGAACGGGCAGGCCGACATCATCGGCTCTGACGAGACTGGTGCCCCGCTCGTCTCCCGCTACGTCGCGCCGCACCACCGCTCGATCATCATGGGTTACCGGCCCCTTGTGCCCGCACAGTGAGCGGCTTCGACGCCCTGGTGATCGGCGAGGCGCTGGCAGCGAAGTATGCCTCGGGCACCCTGACCCCGCCCACCGGCTACCCCGCCGTGCGCGTGTCCACGGCGAAGCTGCCGAACAACATCCCGGTCACGCCGTGGGTCCTGGTCGTCCTCCCCGATGGCGAGGTGCAGATCGACTCGTCCCAGCAGGTGACGCTCAACTACCACGTCATCTTCCACTACGGGAAGTCCTCGGGCGACACGGCCAGGGATATGTCCGGGATGATGAGCTGGATCGGCCTGCTCCTGGCGGCGACGTTCTCAGGAACCACGCTCGGGGTCTCGGCGACGCAGTTCGTCAAGTCCGCTCTGCCCTCGACCTTCCGGCTCACGGTCGAGACCTACGGCGGCGACGAATACTACGGCTGGGACATCACGGTCACCGTGATCCTGCGCGATCTCGGCTGGACGATGACGCCGTGAGCGCGGTCATCGAAGTGAAGGGCGTCCCGGGCGTGCATCAGATGCTCGCCGACTACATGACCCCGAAGCTGCCCAAGCGGATGCAGGACGCCACCAAGGCCGGCGCTGAGGTATTCAAGGCCCCGGTCAAGGCGGAGGCGGCCAGAGTCTCCAAGCGCCTCGCCCGGTCGGTATCTGTCAGAAAGGCACGACGGGATCTGCCGGCAACGATCCTGACCTTCCGCCCGAAGGTCGCGTGGTTCCGCCACTTCATCATCGGCGGGACGCGGGACCACGGACCGCGCAAGGCATCCGCCCTGGTCTGGGAGAAGTCGGGCACGGTCATCGTCGCCCGCCGCGTCCGGGGTGTCCGGGCCAACCCAATCATCGCCCGCGTAGAGGCTCGTTACGAGAACACGGCGCTCGCGGCCATCGACCGTTCGCTCGACCAAACGGAGACGACATGAAGTACGTGGGCAAGGGCCAGTTCATCGTCGGCATCCCCGCCGATGACTTGACCGACGAACAGATCGAGGCGCTCGCAGCCAAGCGCGGAGTCAAACCGGCTGAGCTTCGGAAGGAACTCATCGAGTCCGGCCTCTATGCCGGGAAAGGCAAGGAGGCTGAACGATGACCGAGCAGGTCTACAACAAGGTCCAACTGGGCCAGCAGTCGGTCGTCGGAACGGCGGTCGCAGCGACGACGGTCTTCCCGGTCGACCAAGGCTTCCTCGGGTTCGAGCTCGACCGGGCGTCCGAAAGCCCTGACGAGGACTTCGGCTCCAACAGCCGGGAGATGGCTGGACGCTCTTCGACAGGCGTCCGCTGGGCGACGGCGAGCCTACCGTTCACCGCCCGCTTCCAGGACTTCATGCACGTCCAGCAGATGCACATCGACACCGCCACCACGGCGGGCGCTGGGCCGTACACCCACACCACGACCTTCGATGAGTCGGGCTCGGTCCTCTCGACCGCGCTCAAGCCCTACACGTTGCAGTACGGCGTGGCGGGCTCGACGCAGGACGAGCACCGGGCCACGGGCGTCCTCGCCACGGGTCTGACCCTGGGCTTCGATGCCCTGTCCGCTCCGGGGAATTCGATGTGGCACGGCACCCTCGATCTCGTGGCGCTGAACCGGGCGCAGTCGGCGTTGACCGGCTCCCTCTCCGCTCCCGCAACGCTGGAGACGATGGAGGGCCACCTCACCACGATCACCGCCGGCTCAACGGCCACGGCGTTCGGTTCGCTCACCGCTCTGACCGCTTCGCTCAAGCAGTTCGAGTTCACGTCCGCGATCAACGCGGTGGGCAGGGCCTACGGCGGCTCGACCGACATCGCCACGGCGACCGGCATGTCGGGTAAGGGTAACGTCGACTTCAACTGCCTAATCGCCATCAGCTCGGCCAACCTGACCGAGTTCGAGGCGACCTACGAAGTCTCGGGCTCCGTCCCGACGGAGCGTCGGATGCGCGTCTCGATCGCGGGCTCAGGTACCAACACGGCGACGTGCGACTTCCGGGCCCGCTACACGGCGGTCGACGTGGGCGAGCACGACGGCGAACGCCTGTACGCGGTCAAGGGCGTGTGGATCTATGACTCCACCCTCGCCGGCCGCGGGACGTGGATCACCACGAACTCAGTGGCGACGATCCCATGAGCAGATTTGCCGATCCCAACGCTACCAAGCGGCTCGAGCTCGGGCCGTGCGAATGTCCCAACACTCCTCATGCGGAGGGAGACTGGATCGACCTCCGCTCGGAGCTGTCGGGGATCGACCTGGCGTCGATGGAGTCCGCTTCACCCCCTGAACGGATGAAGCGGCTCATCGTCCGCTGGAACCTCATCGGCGATGGCGGAGTAACTGCTCCGATCGACGACGACTATCTCGGCCGCCTGTACCTCGATCTCTTCGACCGGATCAATACCTGGCTCAACGAGAACGCTAAGGTGGCGTCACTCCCAAACGGATCCGCCGGTCCCTCGCGGGCGTCGTCGCGGGGGAACGGTTCCCGGACCCCGAAAGCGAAGACGGACGGCTCGTCTACGACGCCATCCTGGCCGCTCGACGGGGCCTCAGCTACGACGACTTCCGGCACGTTACCCCGGACTTCCTGAGCCTTGTGCGCTTTGCCGTGTTCGCCCAGGAGGCCGTAAAGGTCCTGCACGACGCGCGCGCCATCGAAGCCCTGCCGTCGAACGGACCAGGGCTGTCGGCCCGTGACCTCTCCGATCGGTTGTCAGCGAAGAGCGCGGCCAAGCAGGACATCGCTACCTTCTCCGAGATGCTCTTCCCGCCCGACGAGCCGGTGAACTGATGGCCCAGCGCGAGCTCGACATCCTCGTCCGGGCCAAGGGCGCGCTCCAGGCCGCCAAGGACATCGGCAAGGTTGACTCCGCAACGAGCAACCTCGGCAGGAACGTTGGTCGGATTGGTCGGGCCGCTGCTGTAGGGATCGGCGCTGCGGTCGGTGGCGCGGCGATCGTCATCGGGAAGGGTGTTTCTGCGGGCCTTGACTCGCTGGCGCAACTGGAAAGCGCCGAGTCGCAAGTCACTGGTGCGCTCAACCAGATGGGCCTTGCCGGACAGATCACGGCGACCCAAGTAGCAGGCTGGGCGAGCCAGATCGAGAAGGACGTCGGCTCAGCCTTCGACGACAAGGACATCACTTCAGCGACCGCGACGCTCCTTCGCTTCGGCAAGGTCACGCCATCTAATCTCCAGCCGGCGATGGTCGTCATGACGGACCTCGCGGCGAAGACCGGCTCGGTGGACTCCGCTGCCTCGCTGCTGGCAAAGGCCCTGGCAGACCCGACGAAGGCGGCGGGCAAACTCGCGCGAGCCGGTGTGGTCCTGACGAAAGCCCAGCAGGACCAGATCAAGGCGATGGTCAAGGCCGGGGACACGGCGGGGGCGCAGAAGGTGCTCCTCGATGCGCTGGCGAAGACGACTACTGGGGCCGCCGCCGCTACCCAGGGTCCCTACGCTCGTTCACTCTCAGTCCTCAAGGACGTGACCGAGGACGCCGAACGCGCGCTCGCCGAAGGCTTCCTCCCGGTCATAGAGGAAGTCCGGGATCTGCTTTCCAAGGAGCTCGCCAAGCCGTCGACGCTCAACAACATCCGCGAGTTCGGCAAGGGCCTTGCGGGCGGGCTCAAGGGCCTCATCGACATCGCCAAGGGCCTGCCCTGGAGCTCGATCGGCGACGCGTTGAAGATCGGCGGGGCGGGTGCCAAGGCCGTCCTCGATGCCTTTACCTCGATGCCGCCGTGGGTGCAGACCGCCATCGCCACCGGCTGGGGCCTGAACAAGCTCACCGGCGGGGCGGTATCGGGGATCGTCGGGACCCTCGCATCCGGACTCATCAAGGGCGTGCTCGGGATGAACGCGGGCGTGGTGAACATCAACGCCGGGGTCGTGAATGGCGGCGCTGGTGTTCCAGGCGCGGGAGGTGCGCCAGGCGCTGCTGCCCCGGCTGCCGGAGGGCTCGGCCTAGTCGCGGGCGGACTTGCGCTGATCGGCGTAGCTGGGGTTGAACTGCTCATCGCGGATCAGATCGGCAAGGGCCTGCGGATGGCAGTGACCGGCACCGAAGGCCCTCTGCAGCGCGATCACGTCGTCGCCACCCTTGGGCCGGTCGAGGTGGGACTGTTCCAGTCACAGGATCAGAAGCTCCACGACATCGCTCTCTCGTCTATGACCTTGCGCGGCGTGTTCACCCAGGCCACCAAAGATGCGAGTGCGAACGCCATTGCGGAGGCCAAGACGCAAGGCGGCATGGATCGAGACGCGATTGAGACGAGCCGTATCGCCATCGCCTCGAAGACCGGTGCAGTTGCTCAGAAGACCGATGCGCTCCGGACGACGTTCGTCGACAAGGGTGACGCGATCGTGCGAGCGGTCCGCAGCAGCCGGCCGATCGTCAATCTCTCGGTGCGTGTCTCGGGTGACACGGTGCGCGTGACGAAGAATTACACCTCCGGCTCGAACATCGGCAAGCCCGGCCACGCTCACACCGGCGGCCAGCAGGAGTTCGGCTGATGGCGCAGTCGTTCACCTACGACGGCAGTTCGCTCGCCAACGTCATCCGCAGCACGGTGCAGTTGACCGAGCAGGCGAACCATGGCGAGGTCGGGTCAGGCTCATGGACCACCGACGATGACGCGGGCACGGTCGAGATCGTTGGGCACAAGGCCGTCACCGCCGTCCAGTCGTCCTGTTCCTTTACCCGAACCTTCTCGGGCTACGTCGGCGGCCGGCAGTACAGCCGCGGTGAACGCCACACCACGGGCGCGGGCCGGCAGATCGAGTTCAGCCTGCTCGACATCAATGCCCGGCTCGGGTTCTACGTCATCCGTGGACGGTCATGGAATAGACCACGGGAGACGATCAGCGCCCGACTGACCGCGCTCCTCGCGTCGTCGTTCCTGTCCACCCTCGTTGTCGATGACGGCTTCGTCGACTACCCCACCGACGAGCTCGACAAGAACGACTACCGCGGCCAGTTCCCGCTCGACGTGATCCGCGACTGCGCCCTCGTCGTTGGGTACAACTACTTCGTCTATTGGTCGACCAACGTGAACGACGCGGCTCTCTGGTTCCGCGACTCCAACGCCTCGACGGCGTTCTCCTCGAGCCTCCAGATCTCGAACGTCATGGCCGACATCGACTCCTCGACGACGTTCGCAGCGAGTCAGGACACCAGCCTCGAGCGCGATCCGTCGCAGGTCTATTCGGGCGTGTTCCTGCCGTTCGCCAAGGGCAGCGTCTTCCGCAGCCGCGCAGCGACCGCGGCGAACTTCGAGCCTCGTCATGGCGTCGCCCCGAACTCGCAGGTGAAACGTCGGGCGAAGGCAGTGGCGCTCGCCGATCACTATCTCTTCGAGCGGCGCAACGAAGAGGACCGGATCACCACCACGCTCCGGCTCCCGGCGGCGAAGGTCAACCTCGTCCGGGCCGGCCAGCGCATCCAGGGCAAGTTCAGCCACTACGCCACCGAGGGCTACGGCTCGTATAGCTGGTTCCGCGTGCTCGAGCGGACAGTCAGTCACCCGATGAACGACGACAACGCCTACGACTGCCGCCTCGTCCTCAGCCCGCAGGAGGGCGGCTGCTCGGTCCAGCCGACGCATGTGCAGGACCACTACGCGGAAGGCGTCGAAGGCCCGACCGATTACCGAACGTGGTCGTTCGATGCGCCCAGCACCTCCGGCAACCTCATCATCCTTGCCACCCAAAGCACGACCGGCGCGGGCGACTGCATCGATCCTCCCGCGGGTTGGACGTGGGCGGTCCAGAACGAGCTGCTCAATACAGGGGATACGGGTGGTTGGCGGGCCAACGTGTTCTACAAGACATCGGCAGGCGAGCAGAACGTCCTGGTTGGCTTCGAGTCGACCGGCGGGTCGCAGCCACGGGGCGTCGTGATGGAGTACGCGGGCCTCACCAACCCGACCCTGGACTCGATGTCGAGCCTCCTCCGCGAGCATGACCTCGGCTACTGCAACGTGCCCACGACCTCCTACCCCGACGGCCCGTGTCTGGTCCTGGGGCTTGGCTTCTTCCCGCTGGGCCCCGGTTCCGGCAAGCATCTGACCGAGAACGGCTCAGGCGAGCTCGTCTATGGTCTTGTGCCCGATCCTCCGGGTCTTGGGTCCATCGACTGCCACGCGGCAGATGCCGGACAGGCCGGCGCGCCGATTGGTGCGAACTGCTACGGCGCAGGGGTCGGGAAGATCGGTGCCATCCACGAGCTCCGCGGCACCGCCGATACCTCGGGCTCGACCGCGAGCTGGATCATGGGCTTCACCGACAACGGCTGGATCCTGTCGATGGGTCTCGTCTTCACCGGCGACAACTGCGACTGATGAAGCAGACCAACCTCACCCGCACCCATTCCGACGCGGTGACTCGGGGCCTCGTCGCCGCCACTGCCGCGCGGTCCTTCTCGTGGGTCGAGGAGTTGTCGAACGACTCTGGAACCGACATCACCGAAGGTGCCGTCGTGGTCGTCCTCGCGGATGGCACGATCCAGCTCGCCGACACGGTGAATGAACCCCGCCCGACCGGAGTCTGCCTAGACGACATCGACGACGGTGATTCGGGGCAGGTGTGCTTCGGTGGGCCGGTGGATCTCGTCCAGGTCACTGCATCTGTGACAGCGGGAACCTACGGGCAGACATCCACGACGCCGGGCGAGGCACAGGTGGCCTCAGGACCCTCCACCGCGTTCTGCGAGTTCACCGACTCGGGCACCACGCCCTCCGCTTTCCTGTGGGGCGGGCGCGGTGGCGGTGGGCTATTCGCGCCGGGAACGACCGGCACGTCTGCGACCGATGCCAACCTCTGGCGCCCGATCATGGCATTCGACGGAACCAACTGGTATGTGCTCGTCGGCGGCGACGGCACGGCCATCATGGGCTTCGGGCCCGCTTAGGAGGACCCAATGGCCGCGACCGTCTCAGGCGTTCTGCTCACCGGCAACCATGCCTCGCGTCCCACCTCTGGCCTGCAGGCCGGCACGCTCTACGCCTGCTCGACCCACTCGCTGATCTATCAGACCAGTGACACCGGCTCGACCTGGGCGACGTGGGCGACGCTCGGGACTACGGAGACGCGCGCCTCGCTGGGCCTCGCCACGAGCGATAGCCCGCAATTCACCGCGATCGAGCTCGGCAACGCCTCAGATACGACCATCGCTCGCGTCTCAGCCGGCGTGGTGTCGATCGAAGGAACCAACATCGTCAAGGCCGGCGCAGTCACGACCGATGGCATCACGATGAGCACGGCCAAGCTCCTCGGTCGCACCACGGCCTCCACGGGGGCAGTCGAGGAGATCAGCGCCGGCAACGGCCTGCTCATGTCATCTGGTTCTCTGACCGCCGCGGCCTACACCATCGTCACCCAGGGGATCAGCGCCGACTTCACCACCGCGAGTGACTCGGCGTGGCACGACGTGACCGGCCTCACCGGCATCAGCCTCGTGGCCGGGACGTGGACGGCAACGGTGGATATTGAGCACGTCTGCACCACGAACTACGGTCCGGTGTTCAGGTTGACCGACGGCACGACGACCTACGCCCAGATGGCCTACATCGGCAACTACCTCGCCACGGTCTCAACCCATCAGACGATGAACGCCCTGCCCTTCGCCCTGGGCTCGACGACCTCAGTCAAGGTCCAGGTGTTTTCGGACACCGTGTTCACGATCAAGAAGTACCCGACGCGCGGCGCGGACTCGGGAATCCAGGCAACGCATGTGATGTGCCAGCGGGTCGCCTGAGTCGCAGGATCGGGGCCTCGAGGAACCGATAGGACAGGAACGCCGCGAGGAAGCTCGACAGGATCACCACGACCCCGCCCATGGCGTTGATCTCCGGCGTGTTCAAGATCGGGACGTGCCACAGGTACAGGCCGTAGGAGATCGTCCCTACCCAGACGAGCGGGCGGAACGAGAGCCACGCCGGCGGGCGCTGGATGATCGAGGCTGTCGCAAGGCTGGTCGGCAGGATCGCGGCGAGCCACGGCAGGCCGAACGCCAGAGGGACCAGGATTAGCCCGATCCCCCATCGCGGGAATGGCACGCGGACCCCGAGAGCAAGAGCGCAGCCGATGAGGATCGGCGCGGCGTGGGTATCGGGTCCAGCGAACGACCGCGGCCAGTCGCCGTTCCATGAGACCAGCTGCCACGCTGCTGACAGAAGCCCAAGGATGAGGACTGCTCGGCCAATCGCCGGCAGCGACCAGCGGCGCCTCGCCCAGACCAGCGCGAGCGGCCACACGAGGTAGAACTGCCACTCCGCGGCGAGGCTCCAGGTGTGGCCGAGCACGGCGGACATCGGCTGCCACCCGAACGCCGCCGACAGGTTCTCGACGTACCCCGCCGCGACGAGGACCTGGCTCACGGGCTGCGTCCAGCCGACGACGAGCAGCATGAGGAGCAACGCCGGCAAGAGCCGCTGTGCCCGGCGTAGGTAGAACCGGCCCAACCCGTCCGACCTGACCAGGATGCCGGTAATGAGGAAGCCCGACAGGACGAAGAACACGTCTACGCCGAGGAAGCCCAGCGGCGCTTCCGGCATGCGGAAGTGGAACGCCATCACGGCGAGAACCGCGATCCCCCGCAGGCCGTCGAGCTCGGGCCGGTATGTCATCCCACTCGCAGACACAGGTTGCCGTGACAACCAAGATGGCGCAGCACTCATCTACGGTTCACCGCTCGGGAGCCGGGAACCTCGGGCGCGAACTTCATGCTGTGGGGGACGTTGGCCGATGGACCCGGTAGTAGCACGTGTCTTGCTCACCCTGCGCGAGCGCGTGGCGCAGGCGACTCAGGAAGCTCAGCAGGATTTGGAGACGCTGACGCTGCTCGGCGTCGCCCTTCCTCAACACCTGACTCCACCGCCTCGTCCACGAGGTAGTCGGCCAGCGGGTAGGTCGGCACGTCTGGCGGGTCGATCAGTAGAACGGGTCTGACCCCGAGCGCCCGCGCGAGCGGGCCGACATCCAGGGCTGAGGGGACCGTCTCTCCCCTCGCCCACCGCGCGACCGTCTCCTTGCTCCGCTTCGGCTCCATTGAGTCCGCGATCGTCTGAGCCGACCGCGTACCCATCGCGGCCCGGATGGCGAAGGCGAGGCGGTCGCGTCTTTGCTTGTCCGGCACCACTGGCGGGACGCTACCCCTGCGCTTTCCCCACGTAACGGGCAGGGTTGGCAGCACGACCGGCTTTCGCCAGTCGAACTCCGATTCAGTCCATAAATCGGGTATTGACTCCACGACCCCACCACTGTAGTGTGTACCCCATGGCTGACACAACCCACCCGACGTGGACGTTGGTGCGACTGCGCACCGGGCGCGACCCGGTAGAGCTCATCCGCGAGCTCTACATCGACCGTCGCCTCTCGGACCAGGACATCGCCAATGCGATCGGTGTGAACCGGGTCACGGTCAACCGCTTGCGGAGCCAGTACGGCATCCGCCGCGACGACCGGCCCTCAGCCGGGGAGTTGATCGCATGACCCGCTGCCAGTACCGCGACTGCCTGCGCGCGCCGGCCTACCCGAACATGGCGTATTGCGCACGCCATCAGCTGCGCTGGATCCCGCGTCAGCCCGTCGACCGCATCCCCGAGTGGCGGAAGCGACTGACGGCCAAGGAACTGCGAGACGCCGCATGAGCGCGCTCCTGTTCTACCCGCTGCTCCTCTGCGGCGTCTTGCTCTTCTGGGTCGGCTCCGTCGTTGCCATGCGCTACGCCGAGCGACGGTTCCCGGCGTTCAGTCGGTGGCTGGATCGGCACGTCGGCGAAGAGCCGGAATGGCTCCGATGACCTGCACCCAATGCGGCGGCGACGTGGTCCGCCTCTTCGTTGGCGAGACCGTCAAGTACGTCCACGCGGTCAAGGGCATTGACCACGGCCCACTACCGATGGTTCCGGCCTCCAGGTCCTCGGACCAGCCTGCCAGCCCCCGGCAGACATCAGCTCACCCCTTGAGCGCTGGTCCGAGGCCCCGGTCGCCGGAGTCTCCGGCTCGCTCCCGGTGTGGGATCGGGGTTCCGGCGGCCAAATAGAAGGAGGGGGCCATGTCCGCAGAACTGATGGACCGTGTTCAGCGCGAGGACCGCGAATGGCACGAGGCGCGCCTGCACCACGCGGCCCACAACTCCTGGTCGAAGGATGACTGCGCTGTGTGCCTCGCGCTCTATCCCGAGAGCCCGTACCTCCGCCTGACGCCGATGGGCCGTGACCGGCTGGGCGTCGAGGACTTCCGAGCCATCGCTGCCCGAGCGGAGAGCCTGGGTGCCGTCGTCGGGGCCATCTGGTCCTCGCGCCATGGCTGGGTCACTACTGCCGATACGGGTGCGAAGCGCGTCCAGCTCCGGGCATCGGGGCCGCTGGCAGCGGTGCTCGCCGGGATTTTGGACGACGTGGAGGCAATGTGAGCGAGTCCAAGTTCGACCTGGGCGACTACGTCGAGGTCAAGGACCGGATCAAACTCTTCTACGAGCTGTACGGGATGGGCCGGCTCGTCACTGAGCGGTACGAGCTAACCCGCGAGCCGGACGACAAGCCGAAGGTCATCGTCGAGGCGGCGGCCTACCGGACCCCGGAGGATCAGCACCCCGGCAGGGGTCTGTCGTGGATGTACCTCCCCGGCTCGACTTCCTACACCAAGGGCTCCGAGCTGGAGAACACTGAGACGTCCGCCTGGGGCCGCGCCATTGGGGCGCTGGGCATTCTCATCGACCGCTCGATCGCGTCGGGCAACGAGGTACGCAACAAGGCGGGCGAGCCAGACCCTCGAGGGGAAGCCCCGTCGACGAACGGCGGACTCATCGGCACCGCCGCGGTCGGGAAGGCGCCCGCGGACTTCGAGCTCCGCGCCACGCCGAAGGGACAGGTGCTCGCGTTCCGCCTGACCGATGGCCGCAAGAGCATGAAGGTCGTCGCCTATGACGCCCTCGCCGAGGCCCTCGCAGCAGTCAAGTCGACGGTCGTCGACCAGCGGGTCCAGTGCTGGGGCGTCGTCTCCGACGAGACCTTCACGCCGAAGGGCTCGAGCAAGCAGATCACCTACCAGGTCCTAACCCTCAACCGGATCGAGACCCCGGACTTCACCCTTCCTGCACCTGACGTGGCGGGCATACCCGACAGCGGCGGGGTCACGTCAGAGGCGGAGTCCTCCGCGGATACCAAGGACTCCGACCTCGACGCAGAGATCGCGGCGCTGCCGATGTTCGCGGAGCCAGCGGCATGAGCCCGCCTCTGACCACAGCGTGCAAGCGCGGGCATCCGTGGTCACCTGACAACACCATGACGCTACGGAGCCGCGGCCGCTGCTATCGCACGTGCCGGCATTGTGCGAACGATCGGCAGCGTGTCTACAAAGCAGCTAGGTACGTTCCAATTGGAGACCGCGAACGCCCTATTTGTGTCTGCGCCTGCGGAACACCGATGGCCGGCAAAAGCAGGGCGCCTCGATGTCCTCGGTGCAGCAACACCTTAGCTCAACGTACCCGTTACGCAACCGATCCGATCTACCGCAACCAGGTGCTCGCGCGCTCGCGCCGACGCAGCCGTCAATACCCCGTTGTGCGTATCGGCGCCGGGGAGCGCGTCTACCAAACCAGTGTGCCCCCTGAGTGGCGCCAATTAGCGCTGCTCATACGGTCAACTAGGGAGCAAATAAGGAGGAGGACGCCTAATGGTTACTAACACCGCGCCGCTTGAGAGCAAGACCCTCGCTGAGTTTCAGTCGCTGCTGTCGCAGCAAATCGATCGCATTGTGGCGGGCGAGACGACGCCGGCGGTTGCCAATGCCGTTGTCAACCTCACCGCCGCGTATCTGCGGACGGTGAAGATGCAGATGGACTACTACAAGCAGATCGGCAAGACGCCGCATATCCCACTGCTGCTGACGGCTGAGGTCCAGCCCGGGGCATGAGCGATGCACACCGCGTGCTCCAGGTGCTCTCCGAGCGCCGCTACGCCATGAAGATCGACGTGGTGGCGCAATGGGCCGGCCTGACCCGGCGTGATACGGAAGCGGCGATCGAGGAGCTGCGCCTCGAAGGCCACCCGATCGTCGGGGGGAACGATGGAGTCCGTGTGACCCGAGATCCCCGAGAGGTCCGCGAGTACGTCAAGTCGCGCCGTCGCCGGCTGTTCCACGTGGCGCTCGGCACACGAGCCCTCCTCCGAACGGCGCGGCGGCTCGAGGACGAGCAGCAGCAGATCGAGCGCCCCGGCTTCTGGCCTGCGGCATGAACGGCTATCCGTGGTGCCCGAGTCCAGATCCCGTCACGCTCCGGTGTCTGAACTGCGGTCGACCCTGTGAGCAGCGCCGGAACGGTTGGCAGCACGAGCGTGAGCGTTGTGGCGCCTGGATGCGAAACGCCCGGGAGCAGTGCTATCGGCTCCAGGGGCATCGCGACAGCCACAGGACCCGCTACGCGATGGAGTGCGACAACGCCAGCCGGCGCGCGGCGTGAACCGCCCCTACGTCCGGGTCTACCACGACGATCTGATGACCGACTACCCGGAGGTCTACGGCAACGACGGTGCCCTGGCGACGTGGCTCCGACTCTTGGTCATCGCCGACAAGATGTGGCCCGCCCCGGCCGAGCTGCCCCGGTGGGCGAGGGCGAAGGCGCTGGCGATCCTCACCGAGTCGGGGCTCGTCCAGCTCATGCCGCCGCATTGCTTTCGCATCAAGGGGTACGACACCGAGCGCACTGCCCGACAGGATGCGGCCCGCAATGCAGCCGCAGTGCGCTGGCAAAGCGGACGCAATGCAGAACCTATGCCTAGTCCGAGACCGAGTCCGTCTCCTAGTCCGAAGGACCCCCCAAACCCCCCAAGGGGGGCTCGGTCAAGGACCAACGGGAGAACGACCGTGGACCGCAAGGCGAAGCCAGAGAGCATCGGGGCCATCCTCAGACGAGCAGCGGAGATGGGTCATGGCGCTGCGTAGGTACGCCCCGCTCTCGCCCTCCGCCGGCACCACCATCCCGCTCAGCCTTCGCCACGCTGTCATCGAACGGGACCGGGGGTGCGTGTGCATCCCGGCAGGCTTCCCTGCCGAGGTTCAGGCACGGTGCCCGGGTTGGCCGGTGGAGCTCGACCACGTTCGTGCATCCCACGGCATCGGGATGAAGTCCGAGACGACGCTCGGCAATCTCGTGGCCCTCTCGGCGTGGTGCCATCGCTGGAAGACCCTGAACGGGAAGACCGCCCGCCCATTGCTCCTGGCCTACCTTGAACGCGTCTCAACCGATCACACCCACGTAGATCCTGTCCCCGGATGCCTCGAATGTTTCGAAGTATTCGGTTAGGGGGAGGCACCGAATGACAGTGGAGCCGCTCACCAAGGCATGGCGTGAGTTCTTTGCAGATCTCGCTCCCGCCGAAGACACCGTGGCTGTCCGAGAAGCGTTCGCCGCTGGCTGGGATTCTGGGAGGGCTGCTCTCCGAGAAGTAGCGGAGCGGTTCCGGCGCGTTCAGGTGTGGGATGGCGAGGGCGACTTGATCCTCGACGTGTTGCTCGTAACGCCGGTCGAGGCCGACTGGCTCCACGACTACCTCGAAGGGACCGACGCGGGTGTCGTTTACATCGACTCGGTGCTCTCGTTGCGACTGCCCGCCGACCTCCGGGCCATCCTCACCGAAGCCACCGGAGCGTCAGAGTGAGCCACAAGGCCGAGCCGTTGCGGACGCTGGCCGAGAAGGCGAGCCGTGGCCCGTGGGAGTTCGAGGGCCTGACCGGCGATGGCTGGGCGCTGATCTTCGCCGATACCCCGGAGGACCGGCCCGACTGGAACGGCACCGGCTACACGGACGGCATCGTCTACCTCCGCGAGGACGCCGCCTACATCGCCGCCGCCTCACCCGACGTGATCTTGCGGCTCCTCGACGAGCGTGACGCTGCCATCCGACGTGCTGAGGAAGCGGAGGCGCTGGTGCAACGGCTCGCGGTGGCAGTGGAGCGTCGGCGGATCGAACTGACCGACCCAGCACCAACGACGGACTGGCCCGCGTTCGCGGATGAGTCGCTCGCGCTCGCTGCGGCTCGCACGTTGGACCGGGCCTCCCAAGAGAGCCAGAAGCCGCCAGAGACGATCACCGAGAGCGGCCTGTACCACCTCAAGGACGGGGAAGTCGTGAAGCTCACCGACGACCCGAACGCGGACTCCTACGTCGAGCCGCCAGAGACGGAGAACCGATGAGCAACCTGTTGCACACGACCGTGGAGAACCTCGTGGCGGTGAACACGCCGGACGGCAAGCGGGTCATCGCCGTGGAGTTGCTCGACCACGACCCGCTGGCCTGCGACGGCAAGCACTTGGAGATCGACACCGACGACTTCCTCGCCTGCCCGAGCCCCGGTTGCCGGTGGCAGTACGACCCGGAGGCGCGTTGCCCCGTTCACGGCGAAAGAGGCGACGCATGACCTCCCGTGACACGGAGATCGAGCGGATCGCGGCGGTGCTCGATGACTTGACTCGTGTCGAGATTGAGGACGACCGAGGCGACGTGCGCGTTCAGCGCGACTACAGCGAGATCACGGCCGCTCGGCTCTACGACGCCGGACTCCACTCCCAGCCCGCAAGCGAACCAACGCTGGACGTGGAGCGGCGCGTCGAGTTGGCGCGCGAGATCGGGCGATTGCAAGCCGAGAACGACGCGGTTCAGGCGCTCGGCAGGATTGTGCTTGCTGCCGGTGGCGAGGTCCGGCTGCCGGACAACCTGCTCGTCAAGGACGTGTCGGTCAGTACCGACTTCATCAAGGGCATGACGATCTACCGCGCCCGCCTCTCCCAGCCCGCCGACAGAGCCGCAGCTCGAAACGTTGCGTTTCACGATGGAGCCGGGACGGACCAGGGATGAGCCGGGTGCTGGTGGCGTGCGAGTTTTCGGGCATCGTCCGGGATGCGTTCATCGAGGCGGGGCACGACGCGGTGAGCTGCGACCTCCTGCCTTCGGAGAGGCCGGGGCCGCATATCGTCCGGGACGTGGCGGAAGTGGCCTATTGGGAGGGCCTCGGGCCGTGGGACCTGATGATTGCCCATCCGCCCTGCACCTACCTCGCCGTGTCGGGTGCGCGCTGGTTCTCGGGCCGGCGACGACAACAGGAGTCGGCGCTCAGGTTCGTTCAGAAGCTCCTGGACGCGCCCATTCCCCGTATTGCGCTGGAGAACCCGGTCAGCGTCATCTCGTCCCGCATCCGCAAGCCGGATCAGATCGTTCAGCCTTGGATGTTCGGGCACGGCGAAACGAAGGCGACGTGCCTCTGGCTCAAGAACCTTCCGAAGCTCAAACCGACGAATATCGTCCCGGAACGCGAGCCTCGCGTCCACTACGCCAGCCCCGGCCCTGACCGCTGGAAGGAACGAAGCCGAACCCTTCCCGGACTCGCGCAGGCGATGGCGGCTCAATGGGGTCCGTTACTCCAAGAAGTCGAACGCCTCCCGGTGACTCCCTCCACCGCCACAGAGGGGGCCTGAGTGAGCCCCGTTCTTTCAGCCGATCAGGTTGCGGAACGCTGGGCCGTGTCCAAGAGGACGGTCCTGGCGATGGTGAAGGATGGCCGGTTGCGGAAATTGCCCATCGACAGGCCAGTACGTATCCCGCTGGAGGCGGTCATCGAGGTCGAGCGGGGAGGCCACAATGGAGACGATGCGGGGCCGGAACGAGGGAACGATCTTTCGCCGGAAGGCCACCGGCCAGTGGGTCGCCCAGGTCACGCTGCGGAACGGCAAGCGGGTCAGCCGCTATGCGAAGGACCGGGACGGGGCGAAGGCCGAGCTCGCCGAGCTGCTCAGGCTCCGCGATGCCGGCGCACCCATCACCGACCGCATCCGGCTTGGAGCGTTCCTCGAGCGGTGGGTGAGTGATGGTCATTCCCTGGCTCCTTCGACTCACCGGAAGCACGAGGCGGCGATCCGCGTCCACATCACACCGAGGCTGGGGCATATTCGACTGTCCGATTTGTCACCGATCGATGTCAACCGAGCTCTGGACGACGCCAGAGGGTCCGGGCTACATCCTCAAACTGTCCGACACTTGCGGGCCACGCTGCGTCGCGCGCTTGCGGACGCTGTTCGAGATGGGCTGGTCACCCGAAACGTCGGAGCCCTCAGCCGCGCTCCGGTACTTCACCGACCCGAGCGACCCATCCTCGACGCCAACCAGGCCCGCATCCTCATCGGAGTCGAAAGCCGCTACGCGCCGCTCTGGACGATCCTCGTGACCACCGGATTGCGGATCTCCGAGGCGTTGGGGCTGTTGTGGTCGAGCGTTGAACTGGGAGGGAACGATGTTCAGGACGTGGAGTTGCGGTCATCTGACGCAGGGATCGGAGGAGCACGACGTCGAGGAATGCGAGCGGCGCCGGGTGTCGCGAATCGTGGACGCGCTCAGCCGTCCCTCACTGTCCGTCACCAGCTCGCAAGGGAAAACGGCGAGTGGGTCCGCCGTCCTCCGAAAACCGCGAAAGGGCGAAGGACGATCCCGCTGACGCCGCTAGGGGTAGAGGCCCTCAGACGACAGCGGGCCCAGCAGGACGCGGATCTCGGGACCCGACCCCGCCCCATCGACGGCCTCGTCTTCACCTCGCCCACGGGCAACCCGCTCCACGAGACGAACGTCGTCAAGTACCTCGCGCGGGACCTAGCGGCGGCGGGTCTGCCGCACGTTACCTGTCACGACCTACGCCATAGCGCGGCGACCGTCCTCTACTCGTCAGGCGTCGACCTGGAGACGATCGCGGACATGCTGGGTCACTCGTCCTCGCGTGTGACCGCCGATCTTTATAGACACCGGGCAGCCAATCTCCAGGCGGACGCTGCCGCACGAATGCAGGAGGCGCTTGGATGAGCGATCACCCGACCTCGCTCTACAGGTTCTTCGATGCTAAGGGCCGGCTGCTCTACGTCGGAATCACGTCCATCGGTCCGGGACGATGGGTATCCCACGAGAAGATCCAGCCGTGGTGGCCGCTGGTTGTCCGCAGTGAGGTCACGCACTACCCAGATCGAGGCACGGCAGCCGCAGCGGAGCGTGTCGCGATCGTCATGGAGAAGCCGCTCCACAACACGATCTTCGCCGAGCCTCGTGGCCCCAAGCAGCGGGATAGAACCCGAGGACGGAACCACACCGGGAACCTGACGCCGCGGGAGGATGGGTGGTGGCAGCTCTCCGCGTCCACACCGAAGCGGCGCTTCACCACTCAATACCACGACGAGGCCGAGGCACGGCTGATCCTCGCTGCGCTCGTGGGGCGTCGAGTACGGCCAGCTGTTCGCGACCGCGCCATCGCAATCCTCATGGCTGGCGAGGCGTGGGACCCGGATTCCCGACCAGGTGCTGAGCGTTCCGCTGCGTCGGAGGTTCCGAAGTTCGGCAGCCAGACCCTCGAAGGGTCGATTCCGAGTTCAGAATGATGGAGGCGACGAGCGGATTCGAACCGCTGAATAGAGGTTTTGCAGACCTCCCTCGGACGGACGTTCGCAGCATCTCACGGTCAACGGCGACTGTAGATGACGCTCCACGACACCACACGACACGAGAAGGTGCAGCGCGATGCGCTGCGTGGCGCTGCGGCTGATGCAGGAGCGGAGGCGCGGTCCGTCCCATCACTGGACGGGCCCTCGCCTCCCCGACGGACCCCGTGACCACCTGGGCGACGAGGAGATCGCCGACCCCGAAGAAGGTCGCAACGTCGCCCGCTGCCTGGCTTGCGGTTCACCGCGCGAGCTGACCATCTTCGAGCTGCTCCTTCGTGGCAAACACGCCGGTTGGATCCGGCTTTGCTCGCGCGACTACTACCACGCCAACCCGATCGATCCGCAGTTCGGTGACCCGCTGGGGGCCACTTGACAGTTAGCGGTTACGTTCGCTTGTGCAGCGTAATTTGGCGTGCGTGCGGCGGGGCGACCTCCACGTCCCGTCCGCAGCCTGACCCCGTGTGCAGATCCCCGTCGAGCTCATCCTCGGACCAGTCGGCGCGCTGGCCCTGGCAATGCTCTGGATCTCCGACCTCCGCAAGGAGCGCGACCTCCTCAAGGACCGGCTCTACAAGCTCCTCGACAAGATCGACGTTGCGGCCAAGGTCGACCCACGGTGAAGTGGTTGCGTAGGTTGCTGCGCCTTCGCCCGTCCGAGACCGACGAGGTGCTCAACCGCGCCGACCGCTACGTCGACAACGTTGACTCGGTTCGGATCGTCGTCGTCCCGAAGAACGCCCACGCCCTCGCTGAGCTCCGGCGCCTCGAGAGTCATGCGCGTCGATGAGCCCACTGGTCTTCGTCACCGCGGTGGTGATCCTCGTCTTCACCCCGCTATCGGTCCTCGGCTCGATCTTCCTGTACCGGCTGTCTCGGGAGGACGTGACGAACGACTTCGCACGGCTGCTCGTCTTTATGTCGGTCACTCGGACGATCGCGGCCCTGCTCCTCGTGGTCCCAACGGTGCTCTTTCTCCTCGGCATCCCGGTTCCGTGGTCGGGCCAGCTCATCCTCGTCAGCTTGGATCTGCTCTTGGTGACGAACGTGGGGGTGGCGGGCTACTTGTGGTGGCCGAGGCGCTCGCCGTGATCGCCCTGTCCTTATTCGTGATGGCCCCTTTCCTAGCGCGAACGGCGTGGGTGGTTCAGTGACGCTCACCAACACCGCCCGGATCACGGCGCTGGAGAAGCTCCATCCGAAGGGCACGCCGCCGGGTCACCACACGCACCCGACTCCAGCACCGACGCCGCCTCCGTCAGGCATCCCGGCGATTCCCGCCGGCCTGGGCACGAAGCTGCGCAAGGTCTTCACCGACGGCACGCTGGATCCGTTCCACGGCCTGACGACGCCGAACGCCCACCCGGGCACCTTCGAGGTCAAGTACGGGGACTTCGTCACCGACGCGGCGCACATCAGCGTCCACGACGGCTACCTGGCCCTCCGAGCCACTCGCCGAGCGGATGGTAGGTACGACGTGGTACGGGTCGGGACGCAGCTCGACGACCTCGCCAACCCACCGCACCGGACCTTCGAGGCCGACGCGATCAGCGACGTCAGGTTCATGGCGCGCATGACCGACATCGGGACTCGGACGCTCTGGATCGGCTGCTGGCAATGGGACCCCTACGCGCCGACCAATACCGAGTTCGAGCTCGACTGGCCGGAGACGAACTACGGCAACGCACGGGCCAACATGCACAACCCGAACCACAACGGCATCGCGTCGGTGCCCATGCCCTCCGGCTGGCACGAGTGGCGCACCGTCCGCACCTCGACCTACGTCGCGTTCCTGCTTGATGGCGTGGAGAAGGGCCGACAGGCGGTGGCATCGCCCGCCAAGACGATCCTGCTGGCCTCGGTGAACGTCGGCATCCCGTGGGACAACGTGCCGCCTGACGCCACGACACCGGACACCGTTGCTCTCGACATCGCCTGGGTGACGGTCGACTGATGAACCCCGTCAAGGGCGCGATCAGCCAGGACTTTGGCCCAACCTCGAACACCAACGAGCCGACGATGTACGGCCAGAAGGACGCGCAGGGTTGGTATCGCTGTCGAGCGACGAACTTTACCGGGGCTCGCGGGCCCTTTGCGGATTTCCACCCTGCCATCGATGTCGCCTGTCCGGTCGGAACGCCAGTCAGAGCCCCCTTCGACGGAACCCTCGTCAGACGCAATTCCTACCGCATCTACAACCCGTACAAGAAGCAGTACGTCATCGGCCTCGCCATCTATTTCGTCTTCGACGCCCCCCACGGCGGAGCGCGGCTGATGTACGTCGACCACCTGTCGGGCTACGTCGCCAAGGAAGGCCAGAAGGTACTGAAGGGCGGCCTGCTTGCGAGGACCGGGAACTCCGGTCTATCGAGCGGCCCACACGCCCACATCGAGACGCGCGCCAACGCAGATCCGCACTACGACGCGACTGGGTTTCGGATGAACCCGGAGCGAGTGTTCTAAGGGAAGGGAGACGAGGACATGACATCGCTGCCAGAGGAAGAGCCCACCCCCGCAGAGGAGCCCGCAACCCCCGAAGTCGAAGAGGACGCACCGGAGACAGAAGCGCCGGCTGAGACGCCGAGCGAAGAGGACGCGGCATGAACCTCGTCGACGTGATCCTCATCGTCCTGGCGCTGATCTGCTTCATCGCCGCCGCCATCAACGCCAAGATCGGCAGCGTCAACCTCGTCGCAGCTGGTCTCGCCTTCTGGGTGGCGACGGTGCTGCTCGGGCTGATCCACTGATGGGCATCTACGACCCGCGGGCCATCTTCCAGAAGGAGCCCGCCGTCATCGCGGGTGCCATCCGCACCGTGCTCTACAGCGCGGTCATCATGGGCTACCTGCACCTGACGGTCGAGCAGCTCGCGGGCGTCGCCGTAGCTCTCGAAGTCGTGCTCGGCATCTTCGTCCGACAGTCCAGCACCCCGAACGTGACCGTCGCCAAGATCGTCCAGACGCCACCCACCGGCACCGGCCCGATCGGCGCAGCGGAGGCCGCTGGCGTCGATACCACCAAGCCTGCAGGAGGCTGACTCCGTTGTGGCGGCGGAGAATGTCTACCGGCTCGGGAAGCAGGACGTTCACCATGCCTTCCGGTTCGGTGGCGTCGTCTTCGAGCACGACTCGTGCCGCCTCGACGGCAAGGGCAACGCATGGCTCCCGGCTCCGCCTCCAGGGCCTCGTTGCCCGACGTGTTTCGGTGCGCCACGGAACGGTGACCCTCATCGGGCTCGACGGCTCCGTAACGCGGCGATCACTGGCACCGCAGCAGCCGCGCTCCTCGTGGCGGTCGCACTTGCGGCCTCTCTGGACTCGCCCGTGAACATCCTCGGTCCATTCCCATCGGGCAGCGCCGGGCCGGCATTCCCGACGTTCGCCTCCATAGCGCCGGGACCTTCTGGCGTGCCCCCGCGTTCCTCGGAGGTCCCGGCGCTCACTCCTGCGCCAACGCTGTTGCCGATCGAAACCTTGCAAGCGGCACCAACGTTCCCGCCGATCCCGACCTACCCACCCGTACCGACCTTCGGTCCGCTGCCGACATGGCCGCCGCTTCCCCAACTGACGCTGCCGCCCGTTCCTCTGCCGACGCTCAAGGCCTGCGTCCATCCGGGCACGCACCTTGGGGTCGATCCTTGTCGGTGGCCGCACCAATGAACGGTAGAAGTCGGTCGTGGGCTCGGCCAACCCCACCGACACTGTTTGATCTGCAACAGCGCGGGCCACTTCTCTATCCGGCCGTCCCGAGGGATCACCGGCTCAAGTGCCAGCCGAGGCTCAGGGCGCTACCCCGAGATACCCGGAGTATCGCATGAGCATCGTCACCCAAGACAGCCCACAACGCAGAGCGGTAGCCCGCTACATCCTCCGGGCCGACCTCCTGTTCCGTAGAGCCGCCCGAACCTCTGACAAGGAAGACCGCGCCGTCCTCATCGGCATGGCGCACCTCGCGCAAAGGGCCGCACGAGCCGAGCTGCGCGTGGGGTGGATCAGCGAATGATCGTCGAGCTCGCCCTGCTCACCGTCCTTGCCTTTGTCGCCGGCCTGTTCATCGGGGTCGGCCTGGCGCTCTATCGGAGGAACGACGAATGATCGACACCGTGCTGCTCATCGCAGGGCTCATCTGCTTGGCCCTCGCCACGATCAACATCAAGAGCCCGGTGAACCTGCTGGCTCTCGGGTTGCTGCTGATCTTTCTGCGTGGGTTGCTGTAGTGCGGAAGGCGTGTCTGGAACCAGGGTGTCCGGCCACGTTCACTGGCCCCGGGTCACGCTGTCCTGCGCACTACCGTCAAGGACAGCGGATCCGTAACCGCATGCCAGCACGTCAGAAGTACCGAGGCTTGTGGCCCGCTGAGTCAAGGGCGGCACGTCAAGCCCAGAGGTACTGCACCAACTGCGGTGCTACCAGTGATCTGACGCTCGATCACACCACCGGCATGGTCTTCTGCCGCGTCTGCCATAGGCCAGAGGCGCAGGGTGGAGCGAGGCAGGGTGGCGGGGGGCGGGATGGTCGCGCGGATCGGCCTGCGCTGCGTATAC